GCGCTCAGCACGTCATCGACTCGCAGCAGGCCGAGACAGAGGCCCTGCTCAGCGAGCGGGATGAGTATCGACTAATGTGGGATCGGGCCGAGCAAGAGTGCGAAAGATTGCGTGCCGCCCTTCTGGCCGCCCAGCCCGAATGTGGCTGCGGTCTACCAATGGACGATCATGGATGCCCGGCGGGCCACTGATGCGCAAGGACATGGCGATAAAAGAGGCCGAGCGACGCATCGAGGCGTGTACCAACTCACTTCGAGAGGCCATCGTCCGGAACATCCAAGATCGCTACCGCGAGGGTGACGAGATCATCATCTCGGATATCACCGGCACCTCCAGCGTATATGACTGCTTCTACTCGATGAACGGCGGGGCACTCGCCCGGCGGGCAGAGATGGACGAGGCAATTCGGAGGATTCGCGGCGAGTTCGAGCGACTTGGGTGGGAGACGTACTTCACCTACCCCGTCACGTTCTGGCGGAAGCGGATGAAGACTCATCTACCTCGTTTGGTGCTGAAATGAGCGATATTCCGACTTGCCCAGCGTGCGGAGCGAAGTTCGCCCATCTCAGGGACGAAGCGAAGTGTCGCAAGTGCGGAGTCCCAGATACGGTGGTGGAGGGCGGCCCCAAAGAAATCGAGCGGTGGAGGAAGGGGCATGCTGAGATCCCCGCAATTGCCGAAGTCATTTCACGAGAACCGAAACCAGAAAGGAGCAAGAATCATGGCCGAGAACGAGGTAGGGCCAGTGGAGCCCCTCGACAACGATCAGGATCCAGGGCCAGATATCGAAAGCTCTCAACTGCCAAGCGCAGGCGAAACCAGAAGCCCAGTTCGTAGCCCGCTCGGGGGAGGAGGCGGCAAAGGCAAGATCACCTTCGGCGGCGACGTAGAGCGTGAGCAGGCGAACGTGCTCGGCAACCAGATGATGAAGTCCATCGAGCAGCAGCTAGGGATCGCGTCCGAGCACATCCGTAGCATTCGCTGGGTGGAGACCGACGGCTCCAAGCACATCGAGGATCCGAACACGTACGCGGTGATGGAGTTCGAGATTGTGCTGTCGAGCGGCAAGCGCATCAACCTCACCGGACCGATCATCAACCTCAGAATCGACAATGTTTAGACGCAAGAAGTGGGATGTCGATTGGGCGGATATGACCTCCGTTCAGGACGGCGACTTCCTCAGGTGGGTGCTGAATCAAGACGGGAAGGATCTGCTCAACGACGGATGGGAGCCGTTCTCGGTCACCTGTCTCTCGGTTTATTGGCCGGGCCTGCCTGGTGCGGAGGAGATGGCCGTGGACAAGTACGTGGAGAGGGTATGGTTCCGCAAAAAGGTTTGAACCACAAGTTGGGGTGGCCACCGTCTGTTCGGGGCCGGTGGCTGCCCCATTCCACCAATCTCCTAAAGGAGGAGAGATGAAGAAGGCACTACTGCTTCTCACGCTGTTCGCAGCGTTGTTCGTCGCAGTCACGCCCGCCTATGCGCAGGAGTCGCACCAGGGCAGCGTTGTCGGCTACATGCACAACACGTCCAATGCTGTCTGCGGAAACGCGCAGTGTTGGGTCCACATGTGGAAGGGCGACGGGACCACAACCCTGGCTGACGGCCAGGTGTCTCAGTACACGTATTCGTGCGCAGGGCACGGCTATAACTGGGGCCAGACCTCCGGCTTCAACAACGGCTGTGCCGACCCCAACCCGCAGTTCAACGTTGTCTGGGGCTGCTTCTCTGGTTGTCCGACGTACAACGTCTACATCCAGGGCAGATCGTTGTGTCCGAACGGCGCGAGCTACAAGTACACGGACAAGCGACTCGTCACTCTGAGCGGCGGCGTGTACGGCAACACGGTCTACATGGGCGATATGTTCGCCAACCAGCCTGCCGGCGGATGTCAGCCGCAGTTCTCGCCCGAGGTAAGCCTCAACCCGATGGACTCGCTGAAGGCTGTCAATATCGTTGTCGGCGGGGATATCACCTGTGCTGCTGGCGCGACATCCTGCGTCCGAGACCAGATCCGCAAGGGCTGCGTGCTGCTCAACCCGCCCTACCTACAGACCAAAGCGTCTAAGTGGCGCTGCCCTGACCCGTATCCCTAGCCGTGGGAGTCAATGAACGAAACGACATCGCCGAGAACGTCGCAGAAGAACTCGTCCGGCGGAACATCTCAGACGACAGCGGCCTAGCAATGGGGGAGGAGCAATACTGCGAAGCACACGCTCAGGGATTCAGGGACGGCATCGGAGCAGCGGCAGCTTGGCTGAGGCACTCCGACCGTCTCGATCAGATCCCTGGAGCAACTCTCGGACTACCTCACCTCAACCCTCTCTGGGATGCCTCCATGAAGATGGAGGAGAAGCTGTTGCCGTGAAAGGGATCTTCGCAGTCGATCCCGGCAAGAAGTCGGGAGTAGCTTGGGCGATTGTCGATGAGAGATCAGAGACAGTCGCCACGGCTCTTCAGAACAAGAAGCACTCGGGATCTTGCACTGTCGAAGGCACAGAGATGGAGCAAGCTCTCGAGCTCTTCAACTTCTGGCAGCAGTTCAAGACCGGCTGCGTAGTCAAGCACCATCTGGATCCGGACGACATCGTACTCGTCATTGAGGACTTCTCCTTGCTGCCTGGGGCTCACTCAGGCGGCAAGGAGGGAGTCTCACCAGCCCGGATCGGCTGGGCGTTCGAAGGCTACCGCCAGGGCAGAGGAGACAAGTTCAGAAAGGCCAAGCACGTCACAGAGGCAGTCTGGCAACTACCCGGTGCGATGCGGAACAAGAAGCACCTCAAGAACTGGGATTGCTGGGTCGTCGGCCGGGAACATGAGAGGGCGGCTTTTTGTCACCTTGGGGAGCGACTCCGGAAACTGATGAGGTAGGGCTTGAGGAGTTCGAGCCTCTGCCATTTCCCGAGTCACCCTGGGGAGTTCCATGGATCCCCTTTGGCCTATCTGACGATGATTGGCTAGCCCCACACCTTCTCGTACGCGCGTACGCGCGCGCGCGTAAGGCTAGGACATACGCGCTGCCGGGGACAGGGGTAAGATCCCCGCAGTGATCCCCCTGATCGAGATGTGGGCGTGGCAGCCGAAGCCTATCGGCGCCAATGTGCGCACCAATGTAGATACATATTTGCATTGGGACAATCTCGCTAGGTGGGACAGACTCGATGGGTGTATGGGAGGGCCGAGTCATAGCTAACGAACGCAATATCCTGGTCTCTCCGTACGAACTTGAGCACGAAGTCGTGGTCCCGCTCGGGGTCGGGCAGAATCCGACAAACGACCTGTTCGTTGCCGATGTTGTGGACGACACCAAGCGCGGTCGTCGTGCCAGGTCCAAGGTCGTTCATGGTGATGGCCCCAACAACCATCCCCGTATCGCTCCTGTGGACCCGAACATTGGGTAAGTACCGGGATCTCAAGAACAAACGGGCGATGGACATCGAGGCCGAGCGTTCACGTAACGGCAAAAAGCGCACCGAAGGTCGCCGTGGAAGGAAGATTGGATTCTGCGGCGCCAAGAAGCGCGACGGAGGCAAGTGTCGTCGCAGCAAGGGTGCGGGCACAGATCACCCCGGGATTGGGCACTGCGCTCTCCACGGCGGTACGACGCCAACTCAACGGCTGAACTCAGCCAAGCAAACAGCCGTGTTGATGGGTGCGCCCAAGGAGATCAATCCTGTCGATGCGCTTTACTGGTGCATCAAGATCACAGCGGGGGAGGTCGAATGGCTGAACGAGCAGATCGTCCTACTGGACAAGAAGGACTGGATCGAGGAGTCAATGCTGGGGAAGCAGATGCATCTGTTCGTGCGAGAGCGCAAGGAGGCAGTCGAAAGGCTCGCAGGATTCTCCAAGCAAGCGATCAGCCTCGGGCTTGCCGAGCGCGCCGTCCGTCTAGCGGAAAACTATGGTGTTGCTCTTAGCCGTTTGCTGAAGGGCGTGCTGGACGACCTGGAGTTGACAAACTACCAGAGAGAACTCGCGCCCGTTGTCGTCCGCAAGCATCTGGTGCTCCTAGAGGGCAGCAGCCCGATTCAGGACGAGGATCGCAAGGCAATAACAGCAGGGGAGGCGGCGTGAGCGTTGTAGCTCCGTTGCCGCAGGGCACGACCGATGTAGTTCTCCGGGAGATGTGGCCTCAGCCCTCTCCCTTTCAGGACGATCCAAGCGGGTGGATCCAGCAAAAGCTGGGGGCATACCTCTGGTCGAAGCAAGAGGACATCTGTGCTAGCGTCGTCAAGAACCGCTACACCGGAGTGAAGGCCTGCCATGGCCCTGGGAAGTCGTACACCGCTGCCAGGATCGCTGCTTGGTGGCTCGATCCGACCGTTCACGAACTGGGCAGTGCGTTTGTTGTATCGACCGCTCCCAGCTGGCCTCAGGTCCAAGCTATCCTCTGGCGAGAGCTACGTCGTGCTCATCGGAAGGCTGGACTGCCCGGCCGGATCACGCTGGACTGTCACTGGTACATGGGTGAAGGACGGAGCGACGAGGAACTCATCGCCATGGGCCGCAAGCCGAGCGACTACGACGAGAATGCCTTTCAGGGTCTTCATGCTACACACATTCTTGTTCTAGTCGATGAGGCATCGGGGATCCCGCCCAACCTCTGGGTGGCGGTCGAGACGCTGATGACGTCTGAGCACTCGAGAATGCTTGCTCTCGGCAACCCTGACGACCCGAGCTCTGATTTCGCAAAGAAGTGCAAGATCTGGGATAAGTCAGAGGACGCAGAGGTCATTCAGATCTCAGCTTTCGACACTCCCAACTTCACCGGCGAGTACGTCCCTGATGACGTGGCGGCCGCTATCGTCACGAAGCGGTGGGTGGAGGATCGCCGCGTGGACTGGGGCGAGGAGTCGATGTTGTGGACAAGTCGCGTCCTGGGCGACTTCCCGGATCTGTCGGACGACTACCTGATCAGCCCAGCAATGCTCCAGAGAGCGTACGGCAAGTCATTGCCTGGCTTCGAGCGGGGCAGGTACGGCATTGACGTCGCTCGAAAGGGGAGCAACAAGAGCGAGATGTACAGGAATCGCGGCGGCGTCATCCGACACGTCAAGACGTGGGCGAAGTTCGACACGATGAGGTCGGCAGACACCATCGCCCTGATTCTCGACAGCCACGTGGCCAACCCGGTGCCGGCAGTCATCGATGGCATCGGGGTAGGCGCGGGCGTGTATGACCGTCTCTTTCAACGAGGCTACGAGGTAGGGATGTTCATCGCGAGTCAGCGCGCGTTGAACCCGGTGAAGTTCTACAACCGCAGAGCAGAAATCTTCTGGCAACTGAGGGAGTCCTTGGAGCGGGGAGAACTTGATCTGGATGAGGCGGACGAGACGCTGGCCGCGCAGCTGACCACGATCAAGTACTGGATCAACGGGCGGGGGCAGATCCAGCTGGAGTCGAAAGAGGACATGGAAGAGCGTGGAGTGCCTTCACCCGACAAGGCAGACGCTGCTGTCATGTCTACCGTTCACGTCGGCTTGCTTGAAGGGGTCGGCTCGGACGGAGAGCACAGAGACCATTCAATCGCGGGCGACCTGATGGCGAAAGTGATGTAGGGAGGGAGCATGGGTTACACACTCAAGTACCTGGACACCGAGAAGTACATGCGCGGACTGTCGCACGGTACGCACAAAAAGACCGGGATCGTTCTCCACGAGACGATCAGCGGCGACATCCCTGGCTGGAAGGACATCACCAGCGTCGAGGAGTACCTGCGCAAAGTCGGATACGGCATCCACGGCATGACTGATCTCGAGGCTCACATCGGTTGGGCGTTCGGGATGGGCCAGTCGATTTTCTACCACGCTGGTGGAGCCAATACGCCGACTATCGGCATCGAGCAGATCTCAAAGGTGCCGCTCGTCTCACCCAACAATGCGATCAGGCGCAAGCTCTGGGCGTTGCGGAAGGCCGAGACGCGGGCCACAGCGAAGCTGATCGCTGCGATCCACAATACCAAGCCGCACGACATTCCTCTTCAGTACTGGAACGGGGCAGACGGCGGCAAGGGGATCGCGTCCCACTGGGACATCAGCCAGCACCACAAAGAGTCCGAGGGCCACTACGACTGCAAGCCAATCCATCGCGGGGGTTACTACCCGCTGATGGAGGTCATCTACCTGGCCCGAGCGTTCGCCAAGACGGGGGTGCATCTGTGAACCTCAAGCCGCCCAGCCCTCGTGATCACCCCGCCACCGCAGCAACACTGTCGGTCGGCGGGATCGCCTCGATGCTGTGCATCGAGATGAAGCAGAGGTTCAACATCGACATCACGCTCGATGAGGCCCTGCTGATCGTTCTCGGCGTCGTGTCCGTGTACCACTTCCTCGGAGGAAAGGTGAAGAAATGAGATTGATCATCGTGTTTCTTTGCTACTTGGCCGCGGCGATTTTCTTGGGCTGCCTGGTATTCGGCCAGACGTTGGGTGACACCAACCTGCTTGCCGACGGGCTGTTCTGCGTCGCCATCGGTCTTGCACTCGCAGCTGCTCCCATCGAGCAGGTCGAGGCCAGGAGAAGGTCGGATGGCTAAGGCTCACCTTGGACCATCCGGCAAGACGAAGGGTACCGGCAAGATCTTCTACGGCCCTGGGGGCAAGAACAGGAAGGCCGGCAAGGGAGTCAGCAACGTCTACCAAGGTCCATCAGGCAAGTCGGTCAACAAGACACAGGGATAGAGCATGCAACGCGAAACGACTACTCAGAAGCTCAGCCGCAACAAGATCAACCGAGCTCCAACGAATGAGCTCGGGGCAGTTCTTGGCGGAGCATTCAGCCCTGCGGGGATGGCTGCTTGGACGCGGTACGTAGATGACCAGGAGTACGTCCCTGAGCTGAAGTGGCCGAGTTCAATCGGGGTGTACGAGAAGATGAGCACCGACACTCAGTTGGCGGCTCTCTACTCGGGCACCGTGCTGCCCATCCGTCACTTCAACTGGCAGATCGACCCGAATGGGGCAGCAGACGACATCGTTCAGAAGCTCGCTGCTGACTACAACCTGCCCATCGAAGGTGACGACAACAAGAGCCAGCCGAAGCGTCGTACCAAGAAGCGGTTCAGCTTCATGGATCATCTACGGAAGGCGATGTACGCTGGCAAGTACGGGCACTACTTCTTTGAGCAGGTCGGCGAGGTTCAGGATGATGGGCTCTGGCACTTGCGCAAGCTCGCTGAGCGTCCTCCCAAGACAATTCAGAACATCCTGGTGGCGCCGGATGGTGGTCTGGTGTCCATCGCCCAGAACGTCTCGCCGGGGATGTCTATGAATCGTTCCTTCGGGATGATGCCTGAGATCCCTGTAGATCGTCTGGTCGCTTACGTCTGGGAACAAGAGGGCGGGGATTGGACTGGGCGCTCATGGTTCCGAGAGTGCTACCGCAACTGGCTGATCAAGGATCGCCTGATGCGGATCGACGCCACCAACCATGAGAAGGCAGGAGGCATCATCTACGGTGTTGCTCCTCCGGGATCGACTCCAGCCGAGCAGAAGAGGATCCAAGAGATGTCGTCGGACGCTCGGGTGGGGATGACTTCGGGGATGGGCCTGCCGGCGGGGACAGACCTCAACATCCTGCGGGCGGCGGGGACAGATGTCGTCGGGTCGATGCAGTACCACGACGAGTCAATGGCCCGCAGGTTCTTGCTGATGGTTCTACAACTGGGGCAGACGCAGACCGGATCCCGCGCGCTCGGCTCGACGTTTGTCGATTTCTTCGGGCAGGGGCTGACGGCCATCTCTGACTGGTTCGTGGATACGTTCTGCGAGCACGTCATCGAGGATGATGTTGACTGGAACTGGGGCGAGGAAGTTGCAATCGTTCCTCGCATCAAGTACGAGTTCGATCCTGAGATTGCTGTTCAGGATCTGGTCTCATCTATCGACTCCGGTTTGATCGTCGTGGACGACGAGTTGGAGGCTGAAGTTCGGCGCGAGATGGGATTGCCCGCCAAGAGTACGCCGAGGGCAAAGAACCCAGTCCCGGATCCGATTGCGGACGACCCCAACGCGCCTGATCCTTCGCTGCTGACTCAGGCACCGCCCGCGCCTGGGGTGAAAGCGGAGCGTCAGCGGGACGGGGACGATCCCTCCACCCCGTCCCCTGGCGACAATTTACAAAGGCGACGCAAGCTACGGATTGGAAGGAGGAATCATGGGTAAGTTGCTCGGAAGCGGATCGAAGGGACGGCTTCAGCGCAACAAGAACTCCCTCAGCAAGGTCGGGGCGACCGGAGATGTCAAGGACCAGCCCTGGCACGATCCCGAGAAGGCATCAGCACAGAAGAATGCCGGAATGGCCGGCAAGATGCTCAGCAAGCAGCTGAGGAAGAACAAGTCCACTGGCATGAAGCCGAGATAGAGAGGAGGGCAAATGGCCAGGAAACCAGCATTCCCAACGAAGCGCCGAAGTCGCAGAAGTGGCTTGACGCTGCACAAGAGGATCGCTGTCCCAAGCGGACGCAGAAAGAGCCGCCCCAAGAGGAAGAAGAAGAGGTGAACGTGTTCAAACGAGTCGGTCACAAGCTGCGCGGCGAAGGCGTAGATCTTGTCACAATCCCGAACGTCCCCATCATGGCCACGGGGATCGAGTACCCCCTGGGCACCGGTCTGGCGACGTTCACGGAGGATGACCTGCGCGATGCAGTGCGGGCAGCGGAGGAGGACACCAATGTTCAACATCCGAGGCTCAAGCTCGCCTACGGAGGGCCGCACTCGGAGGATGTCATCAACGAACCGGCCTTCGGGAAAGTCATCAATCTCCGTCTGGGGGATAACGATCAGGTCATGTACGGGGATTACGTCGGCGTCCCCCGCTGGCTCGCAGAGATTCTCCCAACCGCCTACCCCTCCCGATCCTTCGAAGGGAATCGCAACTGTGAAACGGTGGGCGGAAACAAGTATCGACTCGTCATCAGTAACGTTTCTCTGCTCGGCGTGCATCTGCCCGGAGTCACATCCCTGCCGGATCTAGCCGCGTACTACGGGGCAGAGGTGCCGGCCGGCACGATGATCGACTCTCCAATTCAGGCATCGGTCGGCGTCGAGGACGTTCGACGTGGGTACTACGACGAATTGGAGGGCGCTGGCCCGGAGTACGCTTGGTGGTGGATCCGAGCGATGGAGCTCGAAGCCAGCGGAGGGTTCCTCATCGTGGATGACGATGAAGGCAACCTGTTCAAAGTCCCATTCACAATCAAAGGTGAGGAGGTAACATACGCAGATGCTCAGCAGGTGAAGATCGAGTACCTCGCTGCTTCAGCCAGCAAAGAGGAGAAGCAGCAAGCAGCGACGATGATGGTCGCAGGGCTGAACGTTTCCGGCAAGGCGACCATCTACGCATCTCGGGCGGAAAGCCGCCCATCTACTGCAACCAAGGAAGGAGGGAGTGACTTGGACCTCAAGGCACTCGCCGAGCGGCTTGGTCTGCCCGAGGACGCGACCGAGGAGCAGATCAACGCCAAGCTGGATGAAGTGAGAGGCAAGGAGACCGACACCGACACCGACACCGATACCGACACCGAGACGGAGACCACCCCTGACACGGAGACGGACACGGAGACGGACACGGACACGGACACCGAGACCTCCAAGAGCGGCGTCCAGACGGACGATGAAGGTTACGTCCGCCTCGACAAGGACACGTACGAGCGTCTGGCTGCCTCGGGCGCGGCTGCACAGAAGTTGGTGGACCGCACCGAGAAGGAGCATCGCCAGCACGTAGTCAACGAAGCAGTCAAGGCCGGCAAGATCGTGCCTGCCTCTCGGGATAAGTTCCTCAAGCTGTTCGAGGCGGATCCCGATGGCACGGAGAAGCTGCTCACCGCTGAGGCGGACAAGGGCGGCTTGGCGCCAGGACTCGTTCCCGTCAAGGAGCAGGGTTCTGGTGGAAACAACGACGACACCGACAGCGCGGAAGGTCTGCCAGAGTCCTGGTTCGGCAACGCAGTATCCGCCGCCAAGGGCCGGGCAGAGAAGCAGTCCCGCGTTACGATGGCAAGGGAGGCGTAGGATGATCCGAATCTTCAAGCTCATCGGATTGGGTCTGTTGGCCTTCCTGGTCAACGACTGTGTCCCCTACAAGCGCCCTGGTGAAGACCTCTCAGCAAAGGCGACCGCTGCCGTCATCGGCAAGCGGTTCGTGAAGGTCAGCGGCAACCGCACGTCCGGCCCGCTGCTGGCGACTACGGCAGAGGGATCCGTTTACCAGGCACAGCAGTGCGTCCTGAATGATCGCGCCATCGGCGTGTCAGCTTGGGATGCGGCAATCAACGAAATCTTCAACGTCATCGTCGCTGGGATCGTGCCGGTTACATCCGGTGCGGCCATTGTGGCTGGCGCTGAAGTTCAGGCCGACGCGAACGGCAAGGCCATCACGCTCGCTGCCGGCAAGTCCCTTGGTGTCTGCATGAACGGCGTCGGTGCTGCTGACGTGGACGCTGAGATCAAGCTCGCTCTGGAATAGGAAGGGAGGAAGCATGGAGTTCGAAGACATCTTGATTCCGGCCCAGCCGGGCATCAAGTCTGCGGGCGAGTTGGTCATGGCGCAGGTCGCCAACCCGGTTGCTCACCCGCTGGGGCCACCGACAATCGTCGGCACGACGTACACGGTGGACCTTGCTCTGCAGCAGCCCACCAGAATCACACGGACGCTGATGGATCTGACGCTTCAGCGGTTCTTCGCAGACCGTGTGTTCGCAAGCGGTGGGGGAGTAACCGGTGGAGCGGTCATCTACGATCCGCTGGTTGCGAACGACCTGTACCTGGAGCGTGACATCGAGCGCGTTGCCCCCGGCACCGAGTTCCCGATTGTCACGTCTCTCCGGCGCGCTCCGTCCGTTGCGCTCCCCGAGAAGTGGGGTGGGAAGTTCTTCATCCTCAAGGAAGCTCGGGATCGCAACCAGGCGTCGGTGTTCGCTCGTCAGGTCATCCAGCTGAGCAACACCATCGTGCGCAAGATCAATCAGCGCACGATTGGCGTCCTCGATGCCGCTATCACAGCGGGCTCGAGAACAATCGCCGGCAACAGCTGGTCGGCGGTCGTCACGACGGGATCCTCGGCGTCGAACGCGACGTTGTGGCCTGCCCGTGACTTCGCCAAGGTACAGCAGCAGGCTGAGACGGAAGAACTGGGAGTCGTGTATGATCTGATCATCATGAACCCGGTGGAATACTTCCAGCTTGCGACCATCTACGGAGCAGCGCTCAACGATCTGCTCTCGTCGCTGGGGTTCGACATCTTCGTCACCAACCGTGTGACCGCAGGCAGCGCCTACGTCGTCGCACAGGGGCAGGTCGGAGAGATGCGGATCGAGTCTCCGCTGGAGACCGAGACGTGGTATGAGGAGCGGACGCAGCGGTTCTGGACGCAGACCAGCGTTCGGCCGCTCTGGTTCGTGGACAACCCGTTCGCAGTCCTGAAGCTCACGGGCCTGACGTAGGAGAGAGGAGGCAACAAGTGGCAACTGATACGCATCGCCATCTCGGTCGGTCGCGTGAGTCGTCGGATCTGGACGGTTACGAATCCCCTGACGAGTACGCAGGTCAGGAGGAAACCAGAACCGTCAAGGATCTGATGTTCACCTACCACGTCCTGGCTCCTTCCCCTATGATCTCTGGTGAAGAGATCATCAAGGAGAAGGTCGCCAAGCAGGGCGAGACGATCTACCTGGACGAGTTGGGGACTCTCTACCTGTACCGGGGTGAGACTCTCGGCTCGTTCTACACCGATGCTGAGCTGGAAGCAATCGCGGCCGGCAAGCCCATCGGTTCGGCCCTTCCGCCCGAGCAGGCAGCGATCATGCCTGCAGAGGGAGAGGGGATCGCGGAGGAGGTTGTGTTCGCAGAACTCGGCTCGCACGAGATGGTCGAGTATCTGGAGGAGCACAGCCCCAACGTCGATGACACGCTGGCGCTGGTCGGCAACGATGCCGAAGCAGCCCGGCGCTTGCTCGAAGCTGAGAACATCGTCACCGGCGACGATCCTCGCGCTGGTGTCGTAAAGGGCGTCGAGAGAATCGCCGCCAACCAGTAGACAACCGCGTCTAGGGGAGGGAGTGCTTGTGAAGCTCCCTCCCCTTCCGAAGGAGGGTAGATGTTTGGATTCGTAATCAGGGCAATTCTGGCAGTCGTCATCGCGCGACTGCTGCCGATTGTCACCGGCGACATCCAATGGCGTCTGTCTGGCGGTGCCGGCAATGCGGATCCGAACGCATCGCTTGGCGGCATCATGTCGGCGACAGCTATCGTGGATGCGACCAACGACAATCTTTTCGATGACGTCTCGGGGGCAGAGTCCTCGGCAGGCGACATCGAGTACAGAGGCTTCTACGTTCGCAACAACCATGGCTCTCTGACGCTGCAGGGTTCGGTGATCTACATCTCCTCCCTGACATCGTCGGCGGATACCGAGTTCGACTTGGCGGTAGCAGCCGAGGCGATGAACGTGGACATGGCGACTATCGCCAACGAGTCCACTGCCCCGGCGACGGTCTCGTTCACCAGGCCTACGACATTCGCAGGCGGACTCCAGCTGAACGGAGCAACAGGGCTCACATCTGGTTCCCGGCGCGGATGCTGGATCAGGAGGACGATCAACGCAGCGGCAGCGGCAGCGGCAGATGCCGGTACGCTCAAGGTGGAGGGGGATACAGCACCATGAGGATCGAAGATCTCAGCCAAGCACAGAAGGA